TTCGGTTATAAACTTCATATTTTTATATTATTAAAGGGGTACACAACTTCCACCAGAACACACGAGTATATCTATTATTTCACCACTACTATCAATCTCTGCTATTCTAAATGTTCCTGTAGCCGTATCGGTGGAGGTTGCTGCGTAGGCTACAAATCCTGCCACTCCACCTTGACCGAATATTGTATCCCCGATGGTAAGTGTTGAGTAATTAGCCTCCGCTGGTGTTGATACGTCTATTTGATAATTCGTATTACAGAAGCCAGAACAAATCACAAATACAGTTCCGTGAGTAAATATTTGTATTCCTTGAGTTTGGGTTGGAGTAGGAGTAGGGGTCGGTGTTGTTCCACTTGACGTTCCCGTAGGAGTTGCTGTTGGAGTTCTAGTTGGTGTTGATGTCGTAGTTGGACTAGTCAAAGGATTTGTAGGAGTCGGAGTAGGTGTTCTTGTAGGACTCGGAGTTGGAGTCGGGGTCACAGCAATAGGATTACACATATTCAACTCTCCATCACTAAATAATTTCGCTATACCTTGACCTATAAATCCGTCTAATGAAGTCCAAGTTCCCCCTATCAATATACATTCTCCATAAGGAACAATAGTATTGACTCCACGAAATGGTTGATTTAGAGCGACCATAACAGGAGGTGTAAAGGAGGGGTCAAACGCACCAGTAGTACCTAATTTTTTTCTTATACCTTGAGACCTACCACCAACTAAAATATTATCGTCAGGTAATACTTCTAATGTATTTACTTCGTTCATACTTGAAACTTGAGAAAAAGTACCATCAACAGATCCGTTCAAGTTTAATCTAGCGACAATAGTATCAGTTCCAATAATCGGTCGTCCATCACTTTGTATTGTTAAAGCAATCAATCTAGATCCTCCACTAAAAAAACTAGCGTTAAAGGTATTATCTAACGACCCGTTTTGATTTAATCTAACGACATCATTACAAGCAACTCCGTTAAAAGTTCCAAAATCACCCGTGATATAATATTGACCTCCGTATTCCCCTATTTCCCAAGTCATATCATAAATGCCAGCACTTCCATCGGTAAAGCCACTAGTCAATCCACTAAAGGTTGGGTCTAAAGTTCCGTCTTGATTTAATCTAACTAATCCCCCTTTATTTACTCCGTTGAATTGAGTATATTTACCTCCTACTAGTATCTTATCATTACTATCTATGTAAATAATTTGGACGCTATTATTAAAACCAGTACCTATGTTGAAAGTATTATCCTTCGTTCCGTTAGTATTTAATCTTACTAATCTATTTTGAGAGGACGAACTAAATGTTGTATAAGCCCCTCCAACTAATACTTTACTATCGGATTGAACTTTAACATCAAAACAAGTACCATTAAATAAAGTAGTATTAAACGGGCTTATTAAAGATCCGTTAGAGGAACTAATACAAGTAAAGTTCGCTACAGATACACCACTATAAGTTCCGTAATCACCAGCGACATAGATTCTATTTAGATTCGGGTCATAACTCATATCTATAACATTACCACCACTACCACCAGCAAACGCTCCGCTTCCTCTAGGCCAACATATACAATCAGAATTACAATCACCACTTATAGTAAGTCCGTCGCAAATAATCATCGGTAATTCCGATTCTAAACAAGCCGATTCACCGAAGGAAAGATTCCATACTTCAGCTTCCCCATCGCAAGTAGTTCCTGATATAAACTTTGTTCCCCCACTATCAAAGGGGTCGTTATGTAGGTATGTTATACAACTCATATTACTTATAAATATATTTTTTTATCTTATTAAATTATTATAGAGGGTCGCAAACTCCGGCATTACAAACGAATATACCCGTAATTACTCCACTACTATCTATTTCCGCTATTCTAAAAGGCCCAGTAGTCGTATCCGTAGAAACGTTAGAATACGCTACAAAACCGACATTTCCCCCTTGTCCGTAAATAGTATCCCCGATCGTCAATAATAGATAAGTAGCGTCCGCTCCCGTAGATGTATCTATGTTATAATTCGCATTACAGAAATTACTACACGTTCCTAATACAGTGCCGTGAGTAAAGATTTGAGGTAAAGACGTTGAACTCGGAGTAGGGGTATTAGTAGGAGTAATAGACGGAGTATTAGTATTAGTAGGAGTATTCGTAGGGGTCGATCCTATTGTAGAAGTAGGAGTTTGAGTATTAGTAGGAGTACTAGTATTAGTTGGGGTATTCGTAGGGGTCGCTCCTATTGTAGAAGTAGGGGTACTAGTTTGAGTAGTCGTAGGAGTTGGGGACGGAGTATTTGATGGAGTTTGAGTATTGGTAGGGGTATTCGTATTAGTCGGAGTAGGAGTCGGACTTGCTCCGCAAGTAGTTCCACTATACGCTTGTAATAACCTCCACGTAGTGCTCTGAACGTAAGTCGGTACGATATTATTTACGCAAGTTATTTCTCCCGTTTCTGTATTCTGAATAGTAATAGATGTATCGTTATTTTGTAATCCTGGATTAGTAGTTCCGAAGGTTATATTAACACCCGTTCCTAATTCTTCTCCTCCAAAGAAATAATCCTCTTGGTCAAATAATTCTTCTTGAATTACGTCAAACGCAGTTCGTCCCGTACAACTACAATCGGGATAAACCCCGACTAAATTAGGAGTATAACCTGAATCAATATAATAATGTTGATAATTATTATTTTGATTATACGTTCCTATTTCGACTAGATGACACCCTAAATAATTCAAGGAGTCGTCGTATAGTTTAACGTAGTTCCCCGCGTAAGCGTACAAGTTATAATTCAAGTCCGAACTACTATATCTAGTCGAACCCGAATCACAAGGGATTAGGTCGTAATATAATACTCTATGAGGTTGATATTCTTTAGTAAGTTTAACTAATTCTAAATCACATATCGCCGGTTCTAATATATTAAAATTATCTATTTTATTTATTCTAAAATAGGAGTTGTCTATTAGTATTTTTTCGTTGTATAGAAGGTCTTTAATTTCTAATGGGGTAAGATATATCTTACACTTGAATATCTTATTCTCGGGACTAATAAGGTCTTCTATGTAGTCCTTATAATAGATGTCGTATAAGTCAGGGGATATGAATGAGAACTCGGGAGGAGTAATAGTAGATCTATCCTCCCCGTCAAAGTTAGTATAATGAGAAAAACCTGAAAATGAGAACGGATAAGTCGTATATCTATTGATAATATTAAACCTGTCCTCCTCAAATATATCATTATAACCCTCAAAGTACCAATACTTATACTCATCCGCGCTTACGAACCCGTATAAGTCATTAGGTAAAGTCGCGCCCCTAAATACTACACGAGGTAATATCTTGAAGGATACGAATTGTTGAAGGGTCTGACCGCTCGAATCTAATGTTCTAATCTTTGAGAACGAAGATAAAGTAAGATACGCGGGAGGAGCGGGGTTTATAGTAATATCAATCGGGGACGAAAAGATATAAGTGAATTTGGTATTCGCGTTTTTATACTCCAAGTTCAAGTTTATCTTATCCGTACCGAATATTTTATTAGCGGCGGTCTTGAAGTCCTGATTAGCGTAATCTTGGTCTAATTGAAACTCAAAATCTAAAGTACCATTTAGTAGCGAAGTAGTCGTAGTAATACTTTTCTGTTGTAGATTATCTACTTTAGTCGTCCAATCTAAAGTCCGTCCTTTACCGATATAATCTATTACCGGTTCGATAATTAGAGTATTAGGTATATTAGGATTAGGAACAACTACTAAATTGAAATACCTATTTATAGAGGTTATAAAATCGATTTGTTTATAGTCATTATCAGGAAACTCTAACGCGTAATCTATAGTCGATCCCGAAGGGATAAAGCGTAGAGGGTTTATAATCTCAAATACAAAATTAGACGCTATAGCGTTAGTAGTCGCGAATGTAAAGGTGAATTCACTTTCACCCGTTAAAATAAATTGTCTATCAAAAGATATAGATTCGTTTAGGCAAAAATTAGTTTGATATAATCCCTCATTACCTTCTACATAGAATATTTCTACTATTGGGCCTAGCCAGTTTCCACTTTCATCAAAGATACAATCACCACCATCAGGCGATATATTATATGAAAATCTAAAAGTATAAATACCGGCGTAAGCGTCTTGGATTACGAACGAATTAGTCCCCGCCGAATAACCTAACGAATTACAAGTTATACCGGTACTAGGAAACGTATTACCACTTTGGTCTATAACCGACTCGTACCTAAAACAAGCGGGTATAGCATTCTTACTATAAACCGAATCGTCAAGAAACTTTAGGGGTAAATAAAACCTCTCAAAATAAGACGTATTGAAAAAGTCCGATTGTATTTCATAACCCGCATCCCTTACGATACTACTATAAAGTTCTTTAATTTGTAGGGTCGGCTTGAAATAAAAATCCTGTACGGGAGTTCCCGAAAAGTCGAAGTAGCCAGTTTGAGGAGTATAAGTATTCGCTGAAATAGGGGCGAACTCTAATAACGGAGTATTGATAAAATTAACGCTATTAGTATTACCGGTATATTCGTATCCGATATTATACAGACCCCACATCGTCTTACCATTTTGATAAGAATAATTAGTCGTAGCCGTTAAAGGAAAAAGGTTATAGTCAATATTAGATTCTGATATTACTTCTTGAGTAAAGGGGTGAGATAAGTGAGACAAGTCAGTTTGTCGTAAGAACTTGTCCCCGATATTAGCCGCTAAATTACCGACCTGATTATAAAAAGTAATCTGATAGGTAAAGTCGTCTCCCTGTATAACAACGCCGTCAAGTCGGATATTACCAAATAATATTTCGTATCCGTCCCATAACAAACTAGCATCGAACTTATTATTAGGGTCAAAATCTAAAGGAGTAGAATTGAGGTTATAAAAATAGTTGAATATATCGTTATTATTCTTCGTTCCCGGTATTGTAAAGGATTTTGAGTATGCGGAGTTTTTAGCCGTAATGTCCTGTATTTCAGCGAACGAAAAAGACATCAATATATCTTCGTCGTCGAATAGGTCTAAATACTTATGTCTCCCTGATACTAGTGTCCGTATATCTAAACTCATTAGTAAGGTAAGTTATATTGTCTATAAGGTGTTAATTTTATTTCTAACTGATACTGAAATACTCGGTCGTACTTCTCTTGATACTTCTTCACTTCTTTATTTAATACTTGAATAGGTATTAGATAAGGGTAAATTAAAGGTTGATTATTTTGAGGTGTCCAATCGTCTTTAATAATATAGATCGTAGGGGACATAATTAGTTCCTCAATAATATCTACGTCGTTCTGTCTAACAAAATTAGAAGCGACGCTCATAAACTCAATAGCGTCCCCGTAATAAGTAGTTTCGGAGGAGTCATAACTCTGCATATTCCATATCGTAGAGTTCAAGGTTTTATTTTGTCCGAATATTTTTTTATTAGGAGTTTTAGCGTATTGACTTTTCTTGGTAAAGGTGAAAGTATCCCATACCCCGTTTTTATTTATAAATAGGAAATTAACAGGGTCGTTGAAACATTCCTCGTCCATCATTTTATATTGGACTATTTCCGATACTCCGCCTGCGTAGTTAGTATCGCAGTTTCCGCTAGACAGGTATATCGCTACATCACTATTCGTTCTAAATAGAGGGCTTTGTTTCCAATTTACATACGCTATTCTTTGACCTAAAAACGAATTATAACCCGTAGGATTAGGAGTATAAGATATAGGTTGAGAGTAAATTACGTCGTAGTTTAATTGAGAGTTAGTATCGGTTTTTTGTAATATACTTACCGAGTTTATAACTGAAGAATTATTGTATAACTCGTTTTCCCCATACATAAATCCTAATACAATAGGACAAGTATAGTAATGACTTCTATATCGGGTCTGAATTACCGACCCGTTTAATATCGTCATCGGTCTAGTATCCTCCCCGAACGTACCCATAAACTTACCGGCTATATTAAAAGGAACTATACCGGTATTCATAGCGTAGTCATAAACTTTAGTATTCCAAAAGTTATATTGTCCGTTCAAGTTTATACCCGAATAATAATAATTTAGATTAGGGTTATTCGAGTATCCGTATCGTTTATTATCTTGAACGCCAGGCCATACCATAACTCCGTAAGGTTGAGTACTAGCGCTCGAGGGACTAATAGTTTGTCCCGTAAATCCACTATAAACCCCGTAATTCGTTTCATCTATAATAATAGTAGTAGTTCCCCCCGACGTATATTGAACCCCAAATATCAAACGATATTCGTTGATATGGTAGATGTTCTCGAATCCGCTATACCCTCCGTTAAAACCATTAGAATAACTTATAAAGTTTATAGGTAAGTTATTGATTGTCGCTTGGTTGGTTTCTACATCTACGTTTATAAAAGATGAATTGGTCGCTTGTACATCATAGGGGTCTGAAGTAGCAAATCCCGTACTAGTATTATAAATCATCGACATATTACGGGGGTTCGGTTTAACTATATTACGGATAATAGATTCGACGTTGAAGATACAATTACCGAACTCGTTAGAGGGGACTAATAACCTCCCTATCTTACCGAACTCTTGAGTTTGACCCGTTGTATTGTTTGGGCCTAGATCGTTCTTATACGGGTTCTTATAGATGTCCACGACTAATCTAATATCGGTATAAGCCGAATAACTATTTAATGCTACGTTCCACGTATGGTCGGAGTGGGTCTCGGTGATTGAGAGGGGAGCCTGTAATATGGTTAGATTAAAACTCATTTCGATGGGGTATATTTTTCAAATGTATTTATTATAAAGTTTTCTACGTCTTGACCGATTGCGTCGTATAATTGAGTAAATTGTTGTTGTAGAAACGCCGGCGGTCTCTCAAAAGCGTCTTCTAAAGAAGTGTAGGCTTTGTCGAACAAATTAGCCTTACGAATACCGAACTTATGAATATTCGTTTGGATTGCGAAGGCTAAACCTCTAATACCTCCCGCCGCGAACCGACCTCTAGCATCCCTTCTTCTTATACCCCTAACTTTAATCCATTCCATTAAAGCGCTAATAGGTACTTTTTTTCCTCCCGGTCTTCGTCCAAAATTGACGTTCTTATAGTAATCTAAATAGGTAATCTCAAGTTGTAATCCTCTACTAGTATTTTGGACTTTAGCCGATAAACTATTATACAAAGCCCCCGTAGCGTACTTATTACCCATACCTCTAATATTCGGATTACCGAACGGATATATTTTTTGAGTTAGGATTTGTTGGTAGTGTTCTACGAATATCTCACCTAATTCTTGTAGTTCTTCTTCTGTTCCCTCCCACATAAATTATTTAATTTAAGGACACGTTCCGAATAGGGACATTTCGCCGTCATTATCAACTTGGAATATTTCAGATTTGTCAGTTGAACCAAACCATAAAGAATTACCATCGTATAAGTTCGCCGGTATAAAGTTAGTACTCGTGTATATCGGTAATCCGTAAGTAATCGCGGCTTCTTGGAAGGTCGTTATACCCGATTGAGAAACATACACTACACGAGGAGTACAAGTCCCCGAGCAAATATCGTTTATAGAAGCGAACCCATCAACTCCGTCAGTAGTACATAAACTTATACTCGAGTAAGTTATTGCTGAAGTCGGAGTAGGAGTAGGAGTACTAGTAGTCGTAGGAGTAGGGGTAATTTGATTAAATATAATATTAACACAAGGACAAACTGGTACTACGGAAGTAATACTAAACCCTGTTATATTAAATCCCGTGTCGTAAGTATGATTATGGTCGTTATTAGCCATAATCGTAGTATAAGGTTGATTGATTGCTCCCCCATCTATATTATAAGTTCCTGTTATAGTATAATCACAAACAGCATTAGCATTACCCGTAAAGTTCGGGTTATCAAATAGAGTGAATCTTATATCTTTATTACCTTGTATCTCACTCTCCATATATTGAGTAGTGAATGTTCCGCAAGTTGGAGTAGGGGTGGGAGTCGAAGTATTAGTAGGGGTATTTGTAGGAGTTTGAGTAGGGGTTTCGGTCGGGGTACTAGTAGGGGTTTCCGTAGGAGTAATTGTTGGAGTAATTGTTGGAGTTGTTGTTGGAGTTTCCGTATTAGTGGGAGTGTTAGTAGGAGTGTTAGTCGGGGTCTCGGTATTAGTAGGAGTAATAGACGGAGTAGGACTCGGGGATATACAAGGAGTTTCTATAGGAAAGTCGTTAAACGCCGCAGCACATCTATCAAGGTAAGTTTTAGTTTTAATTCTTATAGTCGCCGAATACCCACATAATAAGTCCTCGTATTGTTCTATAAACGGCACCATAGTTATAGCGTCATCTACAAAATAAAACTCGTTATAGTTTCCGTGAGCCTGCGTATAAGATAAACGAAACATAGATATAACGTCGTTCATCATCTGTAGAGTATCGGATAAAATATCGGTCATATTATCCATATCCCTTTTCATAATATCCGATATAATCAAATTAAACTCGTAGGTCATAAACCCGAACTCCTGAATAACGTTCGCCGGTATTACGTATAGATACGGATAATAGGGGGCTTGGTCTGACCTGTTGTCTTCTTTATCCCTCCTATCTACTTGATAAGTGAATTCATCTAAATCACCGAATCCGTAGGAGTTTATTTGCTTATGTCTATCGGCTAATAACCTAAAGTCATCTACTATATTCTTGAGGTTTAACGCGTTCGTCGTCTGTGTCATTTTTTTAATTTTTGTTTCATCGCTTTATCTTGTTCCGAATGTAAGTCAGAAAGGAACGAAAGGTGATTGAGGCAAAGAATAAGGGGCTGAGAAGTAATACTATCAATTTTCCAAATCTTGTTTTCCGCGAGTTGAGCAATCCAGATATAGTATCCCCAAAATTGAGAAAAATTATTTTTATCTTCATCACCCTCCACAGCCACTTGCTCTCTGAATAAACTAGAAAAAGTCCGTGTAATCCCTTTTCTAAAGTCCATAAAAAAAAAACGGCTCCTTCGATAATCTTGAATGGCAACGTCTTGAACGATTCGGTTTTTTCTCTAAAGTCCGCGACCCCGTATCTAGTACCCTTCTCGGTAAATAAATATGAAGCCAGTTCGTTCAAGTTAGATATTCTATAGGCTTCGTCTTTAGACATATACGTATCAATATCTACGAACTGACCGAAGGACATTTTAGAAAAATCACATAGTTCGTAATTTACTCCGTCGTGGATAAAGTTATAAACTACTTCTTTGGACTCTCTAGTTATGTATCTATAGAGTTGTTCCCCCGTTTCTAATATATCCTCGGCTTCGGATTCTTTTATTTCTTCGGGGGTTAGTCCCGTCATCTCGGATATAGTTTTAATGTATAAGTCCATTTCGTCTAAAATGTTTTTATACTTCATAATATTACCCCACGTTTCTATAGTTAGTTCTTTAATAGGGTATTTTTTTCCGTTATGTTGAACAAAGGTCTTATCCATATAATAATAAATATAATTTTTTAATAATCGTTTTATAATACATAGACCCCCGTATTACGTCCTATCTTCATTTCACAAACGTATCTAATCCCGTCGATTAGGTGATTGTCTTTATCAAGGGGGTCGTCTAAATTGTTTCCGTTTTTATCGGTCTTCCATACGTACGATTGAAACTCGTTTAATAGGTTTTTAGACCCCGTATGAACGTATAAGTTATTTCTTTTTAATAGGTCTATCCCGTGTAGTATAGAGTTCTTCTTTACCGGCTTACAATTTATATTGTTCCGTCTCAACTCCTCTATCGCTTGGGGATTAGCGCTGTCCGCTATAAAGTCGTCGTTTAGGTTTATACCCAAGTCCTTTATTTTATAGATAAAGTCGGGGATTGTAATATTCTTCAAGTATAGTTTTTCTTCTACGTATAGTCCATCGTTATTTTTATAAACCGCTACTAAAGTCGAGGGGTCGCTATAACCCCAGTCTATCCCGTATCCTAATAATTTAGCGTCCTTCGGTAAGTCGTAATAGAATTGTTGATGAGTGAAGACCATTTTAGTCGGTAATCCTTTTTCACCAAGACCGAATATACGCCATAGGTTAGGATCTCTGTCTCGTAATTTTTCTATTTCTTGAACTTGTACTTCGGGTAAGAAGGGATTGTCCTTGTAGGTAATAATATTATACTTTACGTCGTCCCTATTCTCAAGGTCGTATATCCAACTTTGCCATAATGAGGGGTTGAGGTCTAATACTACTAGATCGGCTGTTCTCAATATAAGTTGGGTATATTCGTCGTAAGATACTTCGGTCGCCTCGTTGATAAATAGGTAATCCCTTTTTCGTCCCCTTACTTTAGTTTCGTCGTCAATACTGAACCACTCGATTATATTAGACCCGAGTTGATAATATCCGTCGGCTTGATGCCAGTTATTAGGTTCGTAAATATCGAAGGCTATTAGTACCTCCTTCAAGTCCCGTAATACAGACCCCTTGAGAGCGGGTAAAGTTTTTCTAACTACGGACAATATTTTATTCTCCTCGTTTAATAATTTATAAACGAAGTATATTAGAATATTATAGGTCTTACTAGCCCTTGATGACCCTTGAAATACGTTTATTCTTTTATCAGAGTCCAGTAGATCTTGGAACACTCGGGTTGTCTTTATTTCCATCGTCTTTATTAGTTTTAATTATATTGATTGTATATTTCGGTTCGTTGATATTATCCCCGTTAGTAGTAATATCTACTTTTTCTTTAGGTTTTCCATATACCCTATCTAATAAAGTTTCGACGTTTTGTAGAGTTCCCTTTTCTATACCTTTTCGTAGAGCCGCCGCTATGGTTCGTTCGAGCACAGTAGATTTCGGATTCTCCCATACCTTACGTAAGTCGTCGAGGGTCATAGAACACATCGCCTGTATCGTATCGTTTATTTCAGCGAGTTTATACCCTTCAACTTTCATAGTTAAAACGGGTTTCGTAGGTCTCCCTTTTCGATTGATATGTTGGGGGTTTTTATCGAACCCTTTACCTCTAATATTATCGTATGCGTTTGGATTATTCATCGTAGTATTTTTTATTGTTTCTATAGTTAGTTTAATCTAGTCCCTTGAAGCATTTTAGGGGATAAAATACTAATGAGTTTCTATACCCGTTTATACCCGTAGGAACGATTGGCGTGACACTATGCATATTCCTCCAAGCCGGATAAACTAACATAGAGTTATTAGCCGAGTCCATCGTAGCGTCGTAGTCGGGGACAAATAAGTTCCCTCCCGTAGCGGATTGTTTTTTAGTAATAATAACATTACAACACCCCTCTAAATTACCGGCGTCCCTATGGAACGGAGCGGATATATTAAAGTTAGAAATGGAGGAGGTAAATAGTTTTCCGAACCTCCACTTTTTAGGTATGTTTTCTTCTATAGTTCGTAATTGGTTTTCGTATAGGGAGGGGACTAGATGTCTCATTAGTTGCTCGCTCTCCTTACATAATAACAACATCGCTTTAATAAAGGTCTCGGCTGTCTTTACGCTATGAACCTTTGAGACCGAGGCGTAAGGTCTTTTCATATGAGGTCGGGGAGCGATTGAACCTA